TTCCACACAATCAAAACATTTTTTTGTGTTGCTGGTAGTTTATCAAAAGCGTAAGAGATATCTGCTTGCATTGCAAACAAATTGTTACCTTCATTTGGTGCCCTTGGTGTTCTATCATAGTTAACATCGTGCATATTATCTGGTCTTGACCAGTCACCACTTATAATAGATGGCAGTAGTTCTTCAATCATTTCACGACGATAATAAAACACATCAGTAATCTCATACCCTGATGTCTTAGCCTTTTCGTACTGACAAAACTTTAACGCAGCATTATGTAGAGACTTAGCAAACAGTTTGTTTGCATACTTTTTATCTTCCATATAATACCATTCAATTATTTTGTTTGGATGTTCAGCAAACCATAACCAAAGTTCTTGAACAATATCGTCTTTAGCAATCATAGGATATTGTCTGTGCTTTGACTCTGCTATTTGTTTAACCATCGAACCGTATTCTTTTACATAATTTATTACCACTTGTATGCTTTACCTTCCACAACAAAAGAGTTACCATAAATTGGTACAGGCACAGGGGTTACTTTACCTTTGTCAATATATAGGATTCCAAACCCACTCTGCCAGTTTGCTGAGCCACCTTTAAGATAGGTTGCCTGTTTCAAGTCCATAATATTTCCAACTTCAAACCCATACAATGATGTTGTTTGTTTACCATTGAATGATGTGTTGTGATGGATTATTCCTTGCTTATGTGTGTGTCCACAAAGTACTGACATACCAATCTTTCTTGCCAATGACACTGCTGTACCACCAGCGTAACGGCTAGTTGAACCTTCATCGCCGTGTCCCATCACCCAACCAGGGGCAAAGTTCCACAATTTATTATGGTAATTAATACTAAGGTCACGATAACCTAATAGTTTTTCGTACTTCAAATCTCTTAATGTTGCTAATGCTGGTGCATCACGTTCAATGTAACGTTGTATCCTATCACCGTGATTACTTCTCATAAGATGAAAAGGTTTATCACCTACTGACTTACGAAACTTACCCATAATCGAAGTTGTTTCATCAAGGTCACGTTGCAGATTAGAATGTTCTGCTGCGTACCCTTTGGACCAGCGTGCTGGGGCTAAACAATCAGCCTCATCACCTACACAAAAAAGTTCATCTGGTTGATAGTCTTTAACGAATTTTATTACAGCATTTATTGCAGGTTTATTATGCAAAGGTATTTGCATATCCGATAAGACTACAATGCGTTTCATTCAACGCCTTCCCATTGTTTATCTAGCACCATCATTGCGATGATAGCATAGTTTGCTATGTCCATAAACGAATCACGTAAAGATTCGTTCTCTGGTGTTGCACCTGTTTCAACAAGGTTGTTGATGCGAGCAAGTTTGTCAAACATTCTTACACGCAACCCATTCAATGGGCCACCAGGTGAATCAGAAATATTTTTTGGACCGTAATCTTTTTGTTTTCTAATCAACAACTCTGCTAAACCATCTGTGTACACATAGGTTAATTCAGCAAATCTTAATTCGTTGTACACTACGCTGCTACCTTTCCTCTGAACCAATCTGAACCTTGCTTAGTGAATAGACTATTAACATCTTCACCTTCTGGTATTGCAATAGGTGTAACACCAGAAACTTTACGTGCGAGTTCTTTAGTGAACTCTTTACCTGCAGGGTCACCGTCAGCAAACACATAGATACGTTGGAAGTCAGCCAAGATTCTGTAATGATGTGACTTAATGTTCTTAACACCTGGCACACCTACTGCTGGGATACCAAGTTTAGTTAAAGTGATTGTGTCTATTTCACCTTCGCATACAGCAATCCAATCGGTTGCTTTGAACAATGCGTTAACGTTATACAGTCTTGTTTCAGAGCCAGGTAAACTTAAATACTTTGGTTCCTCGTGGTTGATTGCACGGAAACGTAAATCAACAACACCTGCTGGTGTTATGTAAGGGATAGCAAGACGACCTTCATAAGCCTCGTGACCTACGAGTGGTTGGTGTACTACCCCCAGGCGGAAATACTCTGCGTCTTGCAGAGATAGTCCCCTGTTGATTAGATACCCTTCTGCCAAGTTTACTGCTTGTTGATAATGTGATGTCGCTTGTTCCAGTAATCTCTTCTGCTCTTGATTTTGCTTCACGAAAATTAATCCCTTCTTGTATCATTATTATTTTGTATAAGTCACCAGATACTTCGCAAGCAAAACAGTTAAAAGCATTTACATCATTGTTAACTGTTGCTGATGCGTGTCTATCTGGGTGAAATGGGCAGTTAATTTTTCTCCAACCACTCCCTGTTGGTACTTGTTTAGCACCATAATGTGACAGGAGTCTAGAGATTGGAGAGACCATTAGTATCCTGCTTTCTTCAATAACTCTATCAGAGTTTCAACTGGCATTGTTGCATACCAGTTGCCAACATTACCTGTGCCACGACGTTTATGTATCACAGCACCTGTGTTTGCTTTAGCGTTCTTGATTTCAACTTCTAACTCTTTGGTCCAGCCTGCCAAGTCGAACGTTTTGTGATTCTTGATTTCAAAACAAACCCCAGGTACGCCAGCAATGTCACCCCTATCGTTCTTATCCCCTGCCAACCTGCGTTCTGCATACTTCCACCCTTTTTCTTGTAGGTATTTAACAACATCTCGCTCAGCACCTGAGCCTTTACGCTTACTTGGAGTACTCATACTCACCTATATTCGATTCGTTGTTACAAGTGCAATACCAAACAGATGAACAAATATAACATTTGCCATCTTGATTTTTCATAAACTTAAAAGCAATCCTATAACTATTGTTGCAATGAAAAAGATTACACTTAACTTAAACAAGACAGGTTCAACCCAGTCTTGCCAAGGGTTAATGGTCTTAGTCATTGTCTTGATTCTCCCAATTCAAATAACATTTTTTACAAAGTAATATCCAGCCCTTGTAAACCATACCAGCGTGTCGTTTTTTACAGTTCATACAAGGACTGAATACAAATCCTTGGTCAGTATCTGTATCTATTATAACCCTTCTTTAGGGTCAGCCAAATACATATACTCTGGTGAGAAGGACAGGTATACTGCTTCAGTACCAGAAGCGTTTGCTTTACCATAACGATTCTTTACAGGTGCAACAGCCATAAAACCATTTTCTGTTTGTGACATCGTACAAATAAGAGCAGGTAGTTGTGAGACTTTACCTTGGATAGATGAACGAGGTGGGCAAGGCTTACCTTCAAATGCTTCACTTGTGTGATGCAGTAAAAGTATTGCAGCGTTAGTATCTCGTGCAAGATATTTTATTTCTTTCATAACTGCACGCATACCTGACCATTCCTCACCACCACCATCAGTAATATCAATCAAGTTATCTAGCACTATCAAGTGTGGGTTCTCACCGTGCACTTCTTCAAACGCTAAAACTTCTTCATCAATATCATTAAGTGTTGGCGCAGCATCAAAAGCCCACTTGATATGGCTTGTCTTTGAGAGTTCTCTCTTAGCAAGTTCCATATCTTCTGTGATTATTCTTTCTGCTTCTTCTTGACTCTTACCTGTAATCATTGAGAACAGGCGCATACTCATTGTGTGTGCGCCTGTATCTGCTGAGATGTACAAAGTTGGAACTTTGGTTCTTAATGCAATGGCTAATGCAAGTGTTGACTTACCTGCACCAGGTGCACCAGCAAACATTGATACTTCGCTGCGTCTCAAAATAATTTTTGACACATCAAAAGTATTGAACACAGATGGTAATGGTTCCCCACCTGATTCTGTTTTACCAATTGTTCTAACTAATGTTCTCATTTATTCCTTAGATGTTAACTGTTCTGCATTTTTCTGGTGAACCCATTGGTGCTGTACAAGCCCAGAAATCTTTGCCTGTACGTGGTCCTTGTTTTGCTGTGCGTCGAACCATTGGTCCGTGTGCACAAGCAGGTGCAGGTGCATAGCCAGCCATTGGTGGTGGCACTGGTGCAAATGGTACTGGTGTTGGATTCAATGCGCCCAATGCTTGAGCAATTGATTCATTAGTTTGACCTAAGAAGGCTTCCTCTAATGCACCAACAACGTTACCTATTTCACCTGCTACTGCGTCGTTAACGTTCTTAGAGAACGAAGTCCAATCATCACCACGTACAGTAACGATTGTTCCAAGTTTACTTTTAACGTTGGCAACATATGCTGATTCAGTTGACATTTATTTCTCCAATCGGAAGTGCTTGACTTCCATTCTTCCAATAACAATGTTCCTGATAAGAACACATTTTACAAGTGTCAAAGTTAGGAAGGTAGATATTGTTTTCTCTAGCCTTCTGAAACATTGCCACAAGTTCATCTAGTTTTTGTAGGCTTAACGCCTCTAGTGATATTGGTGGTGTTGTTGTTCCTTGCCTTGCCATCCAGTATGCACCATATGAAGGGCGCACACCTATAGCGCGTTCCATCATTGATGCGTATATGGATAATTGCAAGTCTGATTGTGGTGTTCTCATTCCTGTTTTCAAATCCAGGATTACAAGTTCACCATCTGGTGTAACAAATACTCTGTCGACAGCACCTAACATATAGACACCACCGACTACAATTTCAAGTTTCAATTCAATAGCAGGTTTACCTTGAGGTGTTGTCCAGATTTTCCAACCTGAACCTTCACGCCATTGAACCCAAGACTCAACAAACTTTAGACCATTCTCATACCACCACTTAGCGTTCTCACCATCAGGGTTAGCCTTAGTTGTGCGTACTGATTGACGTAAAGTTTCCAATTGAAAATCTTCACCGTGTACTTGTTTGATGTTGCTGACTTCTTCAGCCCAAGCATCATCCCAAAGTTTATTTACGTCCAAAATAGTTGGTCACCTTCTTTAGTGGGAAGAAAACCTATTACCTTAGTTGTCTTATCAGTGTTCTCAAACTCTGTTGTAACAGGCAGGTTATCTTTCTCTGACCACACTACATCAAACTTGTCCAGATTAAATGACCAAACACCTAAAGGTGTTGAGTTAATGTACAACGGAATCATTCCTTTTAATCTTGCTTCACCAACAAGGCGAGCATACTTTGATTTCTCAATCAACAAAGTATTGTAATGTGTGTGCCTACATTTTAATTCAATGAAAGCATTAAGTATTTCTGATGTGCAATCAAAAGTTGAATACTCATTCTCTGATTTCTTTAAGTCAGGTATGAGTTGCGCTAAGTTATCAAACAGTTCTTGTTCATTCATTGCTCTGACTCCCATTTCTGTAAATCATAGTTCTCTGTTGCAAGGTGAACAGCACTACCACCAAGCGACCACACAGCAGGTTGTTCCTCAACCTTTTGAATACGAGAGAGGTAGTACTGATATCCACACGCTAACCAAGTAGTTAAACTTGAATAAGACACGTGGTCTGGGACTTCGTAGCCGTTAACCTTTAACATAATTCCTCCAAGAATTAGATGAGGTAACAGGCGAGAACGGAGGAGAAACCCAACCTGTTACCTCTTTGAAGTACGCTGGGTGAAAGAGGTCAGCAAACCCCAGCGACTTATTCATAGTAGCATAGACACCGACAACACCATCATAAGATACACGGTGTGTCGTTACAGACAAGAAAACAAATAGGTTGTTATACTTAAAAAAGATAACAACAAGTAACGCAGACTCACTAAAAAGTCTGCTTGTATGTAATAATAAATAACAAATAATCTGGAGGTCAGATGTTAGAGTTATTGTTTGGTTCATTACTGCAACCTGTGCAACCTGAAGTTCTTCGTTGGTCAGATATTCT